ATCGTCAAGCGTGACGGCACTAAAGAATCACTCAACATTGACAAGATCCACAAAGTTGTGGAACATGCATGTGAGAACTTAGCTGGAGTAAGTTCAAGTCAAATTGAAATGAACGCCAATTTACAATTTTACGATGGCATGAGTACTGCTGAGATTCAAGAAGTGTTAGTACGTAGCGCAAACGATCTTATTAGTTTAGACAATCCAAACTATCAATATGCGGCAGCACGTTTACTATCTTATGGTGTAAACAAAATGGTCTTTGGCGAGTACAATGCTATTACATTACAGCAAAATATTAATAGTAATATTGAGCGTAGTGTATACGACCCGGCTATATTAAAGTCATACACAGCAGACGAGATTACAACATTAGATAGTTACATTCGTCACAAGCGAGATGAGAACTTTACTTATGCTGGACTACGTCAAGTGGTTGACAAGTATCTATGTCAGGATCGTTCTACTGGAGAAATTTTTGAAACTCCTCAAATGATGTACATGATGATCGCAGCAACATTGTTTGCTAACTACCCAAAAGAAACACGTATGCATTACGTAAGGAGATATTATGATGCGACCTCATTATTTAAGATCAACATACCTACACCCGTTATGGCTGGTGTGCGTACCCCTGTTCGCCAGTTTGCTAGTTGTGTTCTTGTTGACAGTGACGATACTCTCGATAGTATTTTTGCCAGTGACATGGCTATTGGACGCTATACAGCCCAACGAGCAGGAATTGGCATTAACGCGGGAAGAATCAGAGGCGTTAATTCAAAAATTAGGGGTGGAGAAGTTGCCCACACAGGAATAGTCCCATTCTTAAAAAAGTTTGAATCAACTGTACGTTGTTGTACGCAAAATGGTGTACGCGGTGGTAGTGCTACTACACACTTCCCGTTTTGGCATCAAGAGATTGAAGACATCCTTGTACTTAAGAACAACAAAGGTACAGAGGACAACAGAGTACGTAAGCTAGACTATTCGATTCAACTTAACAAAACAATGTATGAAAGGTTGTTGTCCGGTGGAGACATAACTCTTTTCTCACCACATGATGTGCCTGGACTGTACGAAGCATACTTTGGTGATGCAGACAAGTTTCAAGAACTTTATGAAAAGTATGAACGTGCTACAAGTATTAAGAAAAGATCTATTCCGGCAATGGAATTGTTTTCTGCTCTAATTAAAGAACGTGCAGAAACAGGACGCATTTATATTATGAATGTTGATCACTGTAACACACACAGTTCATTCAAGGACACAGTTTACATGAGCAACTTGTGTCAAGAGATTACACTTCCAACAAAACCTTTGACACACATTGATGATCTAGAAGGTGAAATTGCTCTATGTATTTTGTCAGCAATCAACGTTGGTATTATTAGACAGTTAGACGACTTAGAAGAATTATGCGATCTAGCAGTTAGAGCATTAGAAGAAATTATTGACTACCAAAAGTATCCAATCAAGGCAGCTGAAATTAGCACAAAAGCAAGACGTTCATTAGGTATAGGCTACATTGGACTAGCGCACTTCCTTGCTAAGAATAAAGTACAATACAGTGATAAAGAAGCATGGAAGTTAGTACATGACTTAACTGAAGCGTTCCAATACTATTTGCTTAAAGCCAGCAACAATTTAGCGCAGGAAAGAGGCGCTTGTGACTACTTTGACCGCACTAAATACAGCGACGGCATCCTTCCTATTGATACATATAAGACAGATGTTGATACTATTGTAGAAAATAAACTTAATTATGATTGGGCATCTCTTAGGAAAGACATATTGGAATTCGGACTTAGGCACAGCACTTTGTCCGCACAAATGCCTTCGGAAAGCAGTTCCGTTGTGTCGAACGCAACAAATGGAATCGAACCTCCTAGAGGCTACTTGTCCGTTAAGAAGTCCAAGAAAGGGCCTCTTAAGCAGATTGTTCCACAGTATCAAACGCTAAAGAATTATTATTCTTTGCTTTGGGATATGCCAAACAACGAAGGTTACATTAATGTTGTTGCAGTAATGCAGAAGTTTTTTGATCAAGCTATATCAGGAAATTGGAGTTATAATCCTACGCAGTTTGAAAACAATGAGGTACCAATGAGTGTAATGATAAAAGATTTGTTAAACACATACAAGTATGGTTGGAAAACATCTTACTATCAAAACACCTACGATTACAAAACTGATCCAAGTGAATTGGAAGATGAAAAGCCGCAAGTTGAATTACAGCCAGAATCTATAACAGAAGATGATGAAGAATGTGAAGCATGTGCAATTTAATGGTTGACAAAACCGCATAGAACTACTATACTGATATAGTAAGACAGACATACAGAGGAAGACAAATGGCAAAGACCGTTTTTAATAAAGAAAAAGTAGACTTCACCAAACAGAATATGTTCTTCGGTGCAGATCAAAATACACAGCGTTATGATGTGTTTAAGTTTCCAGTGTTTGATAAACTAAATCAAACTATGCTTGGATACTTTTGGCGTCCAGAAGAAGTAAGTCTACAAAAAGATCGTGCTGACTTTGCTAACTTCCGTCCAGAGCAGAAGCATATCTTTACAGCTAACTTAAAGTATCAAACACTGCTCGACAGTGTCCAAGGACGTGGTCCATGCCTGGCATTTTTGCCGCATGTTTCACTTCCTGAACTAGAAGGTTGTATTGTTACTTGGGACTTCTTTGAAACAATTCACTCACGTAGCTACACACATATTATGAAGAACGTGTATGCTGACCCTGCAGAAGTGTTTGACACTATTCTAGATGACGAGAAGATTATTGCTCGTGCAACAAGTGTTACTAAACACTATGATGCATTTACAGAAGCAGCTGATGCTTACACACACCGTGGCGAAGGCAGTATGCGAGATGTAAAAAAGAAAATGTATCTTGCTATGCAGACTGTAAACATTCTAGAAGGCTTGCGTTTCTATGTAAGTTTTGCATGTACATTTGGCTTTGGAGAACTAAAGCTAATGGAAGGTTCAGCTAAGATTATTAGTCTTATTGCTAGAGACGAAGCACAACACTTGGCACTAAGCACACACGTATTGAAGTTGTGGTCGCAAGGCAAAGACGATCCAGAAATGGCCAAGATTGCAAAAGAATGCCAAGAAGAAGTATACGATCTGTGGCGCGAGTGTGTTGCAGAAGAAAAAGATTGGGCAGACTACCTGTTCAAAGACGGAAGCATGATTGGACTCAACAGTACATTGTTACATCAATATGTAGAGTACATTGCTAACCGTAGACTAAAGGCTCTAGGCTTCAATGCAATATTTGACCAACCAGTAAACACTAACCCGCTTCCATGGACTACACATTGGTTAAGTAGCTCTGGGCTACAAGTTGCACCACAAGAGACTGAAGTAGAGTCATATATCATTGGCGGCATCAAACAAGACGTAGACAAGGACTCATTAAAAGGCTTTTCATTATGATTGAAATTTATGGCAAGCCAGCATGTCCAAGTTGTACAAAGGCAAAAGCATTTTGTGAAAAGTATAATCTAAAATTTGAGTACTATACATTAGACACAGATTTTACTCGTGAAGAATTGTTTGAACAGTTTCCTACAGCAAGAACATTCCCGCAAATTAAGATAAGCGGAACAAGTGTAGGCGGCTACGAACAAATGATAGAATACATTGATAACACCGGATATAACGGAACAGGATACACTTTATAATATGTTAATTGAAACCCCATACAAAAACGGAGACACCGTGTCTCTAAAACTAAGCTCAGGCGAAGAGATTGTTGCTCGTCTCGAAGATGAATCAGATACAAAATTTACACTACATAAACCTATGGTATTGGTTATGCAACAGCAAGGCCTAGGATTGGCGCCATATATGTATAGTGTATCACCAGATGCTAAATTTAACGTTTTAGCATCCACAGTAAGTTGTATTGCTAAAACAGAATCAGATATCGCAAAACAATACACTACGAGTACCAGCAATATTCAAATGGTCTAAAACCTCGGCTAAATATATAGTAATATAGAGCGAGGACAACCATGGCTGCAAGACCCGGCAATATTTTTGAAGAAGCGACCGTTGAAGGTACTGGCCAAACCACGGTTAATCATACAGACATTGATACTGATCCGGGTAGTAGTCCTCCGGATCACGTTCATATTGACCATGATTTAGCACACCAGGCATGTCTTAGAGAAATAGCATCTATATTTGAAGATATCCAATATGATATGCGTATCATTGCAGATAGATTAGATACTGACACTAAAGGAGTGTATATAAGACAAGCAGATACTGTAGCTAACAACCCTGCAAACATTGCACAACATGCAATGAAAATGGAAGCTCTTAAGAGCTCAGGGCAATTAGATCAAATTAACGGAGAACTTGCAAATCCTACAAATTGGGTAAATGTAAATCCTACTACCTATGCATCTGTGCAATCAGCAGGCGCGGCCATTGGCGGGTACCTAGGCGGAGTGGGAACAACACAGAACAAACCTACAGGTTACGCAGGAAAAGAAGTTGTTACAACTCCAGAAGGAACTATTGTTTCCCTTCCTGATGCACCGTTTAGTACTTTTTCAGTTAAAACAGGAAGTGCTACTGGCAAAGTTAAATATGGCAATGCTGGTTCTTTTAGGTCTTTGCCTATACAACAAGAACTATACAGTATTATAGAAGGTGCAGCAGCAACAGCAAAGGTTGATGTTTTAATTACTAGTGGCGGCCAAGTTCCAAAAAATCAAGGTGGAATTAACCGTAAAAATAGAACAGGATCAAACAGACACGACAAAGGCTATGGCGCTGATGTAGTACTTTACTTAGACAAGATGGGCGGTAAAGAATTATATGCAACTAATAAAGACGACCTTGAAATAATGTTGAATTTTGTTCAGGCTTGTGCAAATGCAGGTTGTACTGGAATTGGAATAGGTCGAGGATATATGAACAATAGAGATATACATGTTGATATTGCTTGGAAGGGGCAACAAGCTGGAAAAATTACAGGAATTCTTTCAAATAGATATTGGGGCGGCGGCGACTCAGAAGGCCTACCAACTAAAACAGAGTATGCTCCGCTATACCTAGCAGACATAATGAAAACAAGGGATAACATAGGCTAATGTCAGATCCGTATAAGCATTTAGATTTAACACCAGAATATAATCGTATCATCACTGCTACTACTAATATTAGAGATGAAATTAGATTAGTGCGTAAACGTGCAGAAAATCCAGATACAGGATTAGTTTCCAGTTGGGTAATGAATGATTTAGAAAAAGCACAGTTAGCAGTTTCATTAAGCGGCGCAAGTGGAAACAAAGCTGAAGAAGTAAGGAAACTAATAGAAACACCTGAGCCTTTGAACGGAGGCATAGGCGATCCTGCGGAAATGACAGGTGAAGATGGTATTCTTGGCGATGTTGAAAAACAAAGAGAATATTATCTTGAAGCACTTGGACTTGAAATAGATCCTGAAGAAACAAGAGCTTTATTACGAGTAGACGGCAAATTCTATTGGGAAGCTGATGGCGGCGTATCTGAAGACGAAGGAGAAGTAGGACCTATTAAGCAAAATACTCCTTATGCTCTAGGAGAGTATCTTGGTTATAAAAGTATGGACGCATCGATAGCTTATTCTACAGCACAACCTTCAAATGCTAAAGCTGGACCAGGTAGAGTTGTAGATATTGCAGACAAAACACTACCTAACAAAAGATGGGCAGCACCTAGACCAGAATACAAATCATCATTAGATATTCCAAATCTTTTAGCTGATCTAATTAATCCAATTACTGGAGCTATTGTAGCAAAAAGTATTCTACAGCAAAAGCAAGAAGCAGTTAATGCAGCAGCATCTCCTGCATCTGCGAATCCTTTACAATCTTTAGGAGCAACGGCTGCTAAAGAACTTGTCAAACAGTTGCCAGATTTTGCTGCAATGACTACTGATAGAGAATTTGGAATTGATAGCGGATCTGAAGCAGAGATATCTGTTCCTGAATCTTTTACAGGCGCACCTGACATGATTCCATTTATTGGCTCTACTATTGCTGATGAAGGCGGAGTACCTAGTTGGGTAGAATTTCCACAGTATCAATATTCAGGTTCGGGCGCAGGTCCATATGCAGTTGATGAGTTTCCAAATTTTATGGGACAAGCTCACAGAGGTCCTACAGCCTTTGCCGGCGGAGTTCCCTTACCATACAATGGCAAAGTATATAGTTACCCGATACCACTTGATGGTCAATTTGTAAATAATATATTTGTCCAAAACATGTCTCCACAGGATAGTAATCCTGTGACTACTATGAGTTTAATTGACTCTAAACTTGGTGCAAGTTATATTGGTTGGTTTAGTGCCACACCAGGCGGATCTCCACACCCTACGGCAGATGGCGTACCATTAGTTATGTTAATAGGTAAAACAGGATTTTTATTAAGATACTACCAAGCATTTAGTTTGACAGACAGAGATTTTAATTCAAAGGCTACAGTCTTTCCAATTATAACAAAAACCTATTATTTTAACACAGCTCTTGTTAGAAACAAGACGGTAGCACTTATTTGTAACGATAGAGTAGACGTTCCATCAGCAGCACCAAGAGCTCCTAGACTAGAAGAATTAGTTAATTTTGATCCAACTGAAATTTATAATGACAGTGGACAGCTCATACCTATTGTTGGCGGCTCGGAAAGCCATCCTAGTAATAATCCTCCCCAGCCAGAATCAGGACCTAACTATGTTACAATGCCGATGGGACCAAAGTCAAACAGACCTAGAGACGGAATTGGTTCTGACGGTCAGCCAGATGCTTTTGGATCGTATGATCTAAAGACGTTTCAAGAGTATGTTGATATATTTGAAATTGATACATCATCTGCTGTTCCTACATCGGCGCTACCTACAAACGCAAGTGGACAATCTCCATTTACAGATTTAAAAACATTAGTAGGTTCGCCGGCGCTTGGCCAATTCACAAACGTTGCTTTTAATGAAGAAATTATAGGATTAGCTGATGAAAATTTCCCAGACAGAGCGTTTACAGCAATTAGAATTAATGAAAGTGAACTAATAGATTTCTTTGGTCTAGATTCTTTTGACGATTCTCAGCTCTGGCGTATGATCGACATGAGTATTATTGACAGCAAGTTTACAGCTTTCGGCGAAGAAAGATCGTATTTTGCAAAAAACTTTATAGACGGAAGAAGACACAAATATAAGTTGAAGTATGTTAGTAATGGTGAAACTCCTAGCGCATGGAAAGAAGAGCAATTTCAAGGCGAGAGATATCTTTCTGCTACAGGTACTCCGTATCGGCTGTTCTTTATATATACATTCACAACGCCAAAAGATGGATCAACACCATCTTATCAACAAATTGATAATGTTAGTATGGAAGGCGCAGACGGCACTGGTCTTGGACCTAGTAGCTACAATGGAGCATATGATCAGCTGCCCTTCCAAAGTGCTCCTAATCCGTTTAATTACACAATAGCAGATAAAGTGGGATTTAGTGATCCTAGCTGGATTGTAGGCACAAATCCTTTTAATGGCAATAGCATTTATGCTACTGACGTCGAGTTTGACCAAAGATTATCTATACCATTTACTTTACCTTATGTTGTGCCTAGTGATCCGACTAATAGGGACAATCTAGAAAAATATGGAACATTTCAAATAGGTTCAAATAGAGCATTTGTCGGTAGCACTGGGTCTGAGAATGATTTTATAGGTGTAGCTTGGATTTCAGAAACCCCAGGAGGAACACCAATTGCAACACCAAATGGTTCTACTTATACAGTTTTTGCAAGGGCGGCTGGCCGGTTTGAAAGACTTTACTGGAGTGGAGATCCGGGAGTTTTCTCTGGTGCGTATGGAGGTGAAACTTGGAATAATATATTAAACGCTGGAATTTGTAATACTCCGGGTGGAGAACTAAGATTCTTTAACACTGCTTGGGTTGAAGAAACTATTCTTGAGGCTGGCGGAATAAAAGAGCAGCCAGGTACAAGTGCGTTTGAATCTTATATTATACCAAACTCAATGCAAGTATTAGTAGATAAAATGATATTCAGCGCCGGATATCCACCGTCACGCATAGGTCCTAGCGGACTTGGCAATGATAGTTTTTTAGAAAAAGAAGTTGATTTTATACCTAGAAGTTCTTATAATGATAGGTACACATTCTTAGGAGATAGTTATTCAACTTTAACTAATCCTTACAATTACCTTTTAGAAGATACGTTTACGCCACAGAACATAGTAGATGAACTTCAAGAGAATGTGTTTTTACCACCTAAAATAAGTATAGGACTTACAGTACCTCCAATATCTGCTGATGATACTTACTCAGATGAGAAATTTGAGCAGTATGGGTATGTATCATGGGACAGTAATACAAGGGCAATTAATTTCAACTCACCAACATTTACACAAAATGATGTACGTTTAGTTATGTGGGTAAGTGATACTCCGGGCGGAACGTCTAATGGAGCAGGACGGAATTATATTGTAACTCAGGTTAACACAACTTACTACAATAAGGTCCGTTTAATTAATGATCAAAAGTATTGGCAAGGCACATATGACTATTTTGATGATGTTAATTATCCTCTAAGCTGGGTAGGGAATTCTGCGTCGGGCGGAGTTGAAATGAAGTTAGATTTAATTAATCCACCTACAAATATTGCAGAAGTTAGATTTGTAAATATGGCTCTTGTGTTTAATAATAACACTACATTTACAGACTATGACGCCGGCTCCCAAATCGGAACTATTTTAGCTTCAGAGCCAGGAACTGCTGCTTTTGATAATTTTATTTACAATGACGTTAGTTTGTTAGTCGATAAATTTAGAGTAGTTACATCATACCCAGACTCGTACATAATAACATATCAACCTGGATCTAACACTCCTACTTTATTTGCTGGTGAAAAAATAGATGTACAGATTGCAAAATACACAGACTTTTTAGGAGGATTCT